GCTACAATGAACTTGCTCATTATGGCACTAAATGAAAATGTAAATTTTGAATCGTAAATTTTGAATCGTAAATTTTGTTTCGTAAATTAGATAGCCGTAAATTATAACAATAAAAATAAATTAAGAGTATCGTAAAATGCCGGATATTAATGAAATTCGTGCACGTCTACAACGTGCTGCCGCTCAAAAAGACAACCAAGGTTCATCACGTGGACCAAGCCCACTTTATCGTCACTGGGATGCTCCTGACGATTCCCGTATTGAAGTAAGATTCCTTCCTGATGCAAATGCCGACAACGTCTATTTCTGGCGTGAAAAGCAAATGATCAAGCTTGAGTTTCCTTCGGTACTTGGTCAACCGGACTTTAACAAGGGTAAACCTTTTATTGTGCAGGTTCCTTGTGTTGAAATGTACAATGACGGCAGATCTTGTCCTGTTAGTCGTGAAGTATCATCGTGGTTTAACACTGATATGGATAGCCTAGCACGCAAGTACTGGAAGAAACGTTCTTATATTATGCAGGGTTTTGTTTTACAAGATCCGACTAATGAAGAACAACCGCCCGAGAACCCTATCAGACAATTCAATATTAACTCGCAAATATTCAAGAATGTGCGTGAGGGACTACTTGACCCTGATATGCTTCACACGCCAACTGACTATAACAACGGTACAAACTTTGTTATAAAGAAAAACAAGAACGGCCAATATGCTGACTACACCACGTCAAACTGGTCTCGTAACGAGTCTGCGCTTAGCCAAGAGCACATGGATGCAATTCAGAAATACGAGCTTAAAGATCTGAATACGTTGCTTCCAAAGGTCCCGTCTGACGAAGACTTGTTAATCATTAAAGACATGTTTGAAGCAAGTGTAAGCGGCGAACCGTATGACCCTTCTCGTTGGGGTGAACACTTCCGTCCTTATGGATTGAAAACTGAGTCGAACAACTCAGAACAAGGTGCTAAACAGGCTCCGTCTAAACCAGCTGACCCAGCTCAGGCAGCCAAAGCTGACGACGCTCCTCCGTTTAGTCCTTCTACTGCTGAACCACGCCAAGAGTCACGCCCAGCACCTGCTGCAAGCGCTACACCGGCACCTGCTGCCCCAGCTGCGCCGACTAGCTCTGACTCTAACGTAAATGATATTCTGGCTAAGATCCGTTCTCGCCAAAACTAATATCATGGGCAGGGGTGTAAAATCCTCTGCCGACTTTCATACACACAGGTTACAATAAAAACAATAATATGAAACCTATCGATATCTCCAAATTCAGTAAGGACATTACTAAAGCTGTGCCCGGTATTAATACAGGGTTTCAGGATCCAGTAACGTGGGTATCAACCGGCTGTTATATGTTGAATTATCTGATCTCAGGTAACTTCAATAAAGGCATCCCGTTTGGTAAAATCACCATGTTGGCTGGCGAGTCAGGTTCCGGTAAGTCGTATATCGCATCCGGTAACCTTGCGCGTAATGCACAAGCCCAAGGCGCTTTTGTAATCTTGCTAGATTCCGAAAACGCGCTAGATGAAGAGTGGCTTAAAGCAGTAGGCGTTGACACTGATCCTGACAAGCTCTTGCGTATTGGCGTGGCTATGATCGACGAAGTTGCTAAAATAATCAACGAGTTCGTTGCTGGTTATAAGGCAGAACACGGCGACAAACCTGTCAAAGAACAGCCACCTGTACTATTCGTTGTGGACAGCTTGGGTATGTTACTTACTCCTACAGACAAAGATCAGTTCCAGAAAGGCGATCTTAAAGGCGACTTAGGTCGTAAAGCGAAGGCACTAACCGCGCTTATCCGTACTACCACAAACTTGATCGCACCGTATAACGTTGGTGTAGTTTGTACGAACCACGTATACGATTCGCAAGATATGTTTGATCCGGATCCTAAAATTTCCGGCGGTAAAATGGTTGTTTTTGCGAGTTCCATTATTGTTGCAATGAACAAAATGAAACTCAAAGAAGACGCCGAAGGTAACAAGGTTAGCCAAGTTATGGGTATACGATCCAAGTGTCGTGTAATTAAAACCCGTTACGCCAAGCCTTTCGAAGACGTTACTGTCTACATTCCTTATGAGACTGGCATGGACCCGTACTCTGGTGTGTTTGAGTTTATGGAAGCTCAACAACTTCTTAAACGTTCTGGTGCTTATTACACTGCTGTTGATATAGAAACCGGTGAAGAATTTAAACTGCGCCGTAAACAGTGGAAAGAGCCTGCCAATATGGAGCACTTGCTTCAGTTGTTCCTTAAAGTGCAAGAACTGGAAGACAAAGCTGGCCTAGCTGACGCTGAAGAAAACTTTGGCGCTGACGAAGAAGAGCAAGCTTAATATATAGGGCACGATGTGCCCTATAACCAGAGGTTTATTATGACAGAAGAAATCATGCATAGTCCGTTTCCTTCAGATTCGACTGAATTCAAAAAAGCGTATTGTCAATTACTTGCTTATGTAAAGCAAAAAGAATCTAGAGAAACCGTGATAGCACAGTTGGTGGCTTTAGAAAAAACGTTATTAGTTGATATGAATGCTGCTTTGTGGGCAAAAACACCGACTAACTTCGAGTATACCGTTCGTATGTTTGTTGAATACGGCATAGACAGACGGTTTGTGCGACTACGACAGCGGTTCCCTAACCCTAAAAAGTTGGCTATCATGTTATTCCGTACCATTAGAGTAGCAGTGGAGCGAATGGATGAGCCTAACTAACTGGTTTTATGTAGTTAGTAGTGACTTGTCACGCATCCCGGACGCGGTTGCATTTTACGAGAAAGAGTATGAAGAGGGTAGAAAGTTCTTGCCTTTGGAAGGCGCGATATCCCGTAAATGCGGCCAGCTTGCTACTGTAGTTGACAAGTACTACGCCTATTACCAAGAGATAGAGGCAATACTGGAACACTTGAATATAGAACAGAAAAAAGTTCGTGCGCAAGTGTTCAAGAAGTACCTTGAAAATTACCAGCGTTCGTTAAGCTCCCGTGACTGTGAGAAATACTGTGACGGTGATCCTGCGGTAATTAACGTTGCGATGTTGGTTAACGAATGGTCTCTTGTGCGAAACAAGTACCAAGGATTGCATAAATCTTTGGAAAACATGAACTGGATGATCGGGCATGTTGTTCGCTTGCGAGCCGCCGGCCTTGACGACGCTCATTTTTAATTTAGGACTAAATATAAGCGTAGGTATTATAAAGGAAATCACATGAAAGTTGACCCTCAGATTCGTTGGAGACAAGTAGTGCCTTGGATCGAGTCAAAGAGTCAAAAGCGTAACGACTTACTCAGAACATCTGGATCGCCATGTGTAGATAATCCAATAGAACAAATTTATAAAAGTAGCTTCAAACCGAAACATCGAAAACCGTCTTATATTGACATTTATGTCTAATTACTAATAGATGCAAACGTAGTTTCAGGTTAACGGGCTTAGATATAATACCTGCGCCGAATTCGATTATGAAAACGGCAATTATAAAAATATTAGACGAAGTAAACGTCAAAATAGAAGGCGCTGATCCACTAGTCAGACGTAAAATGGTAGACGCTTGTCGGTTCTTTGTACCGAATGCTCGCCATACGCCTGCGTATAAATTAGGCCGATGGGACGGGTATAAAAACCTCTGTACTATCGGTGGTAGAACTTATCTAGCCATGCTGGAAAGAGTTCTGCCTATTCTAATAGAAGCAGGATACCACGTTGACATAGACGACCAACGCCAAGACTTTAGTTTCATTAAGTTCGATGAGCTTAAGTCAGATTCTTACTCTCACTTTATATGGCCTGAAGGCCATCCTTTCGAAGGGCAAGCCCTTTCTCTGTATGACCACCAGCTAGACGTACTCAACGGTTGTGGTCAGAACTTACAAAGTGTTTATATTGCGCCTACCGCCGCCGGGAAATGTCAACCGTACGACAGTAGAATTCTTACGCCGAACGGTTGGACTACTATGGGAGATATACAGAAGGGCGACTTTGTAAAATGCCCTGATGGATCTGTATCTGAAGTGATCGAGACTTACTATCCTGGTAGCAAGGATGTATACGAGATAACCTTTGCAGACGGGAGAAAGGTAAAGTCTTGCGGTGATCATCTTTGGCCGGTAAGGAACATAGAGTGGAAAAACTCCAAAGCAGGTTATACGCGCTTGCTTACTACCGAGCAAATCATAGAGCACTTCGGTAAATCCAAAAGACCTTTAGGCGTTCCGCTTGCGGATTTCAGCGAAGATACTCATGATATCGATCTTCCTTTAGATCCCTGGCTTCTCGGATTCCTTATAGGGGACGGCAACTTGAAAAACGGTATATCTTTTTCTTCGGCCGATTCCGAGATAGTGGACAGGGTAACCGGGTTGCTACATGAAGACTACAAAGTGATCAAGCTCGCGGGCACATATGATTACGGCATTGTGTTTAAGACTGAAGAACTTCGACGAAAAGCACATAGCGAGGTAATATCTCTAAAAGAAAGGAACCCGAACGGATCTATTACATTTAATCAGTCCTTTGCTCCGGCCAATATGTATACCCGGATAATTAATGATTTAGGATTGTACGGTAAACTAAGCCATGACAAGTTTATACCTGAGATATACTTCAACGCAAGTCATTCGCAGAGAAAAGAGTTGATGCGCGGGCTCATTGATAGTGACGGCTATATTTGCCACAAATCGCCTACTTACTCCACTGTGAGTGAAGTGCTGGCTCAAGATGTTGCTCGCCTTGCTCATTCACTAGGCGGAATTGCAAAAGTTAAGCATTCTACAAACCGCACGTATGTATACGAAGGTGAGAGGAGACCTTGCAGGGACTCTTACAATGTGGTTATGCGATTTAAAGAACCGTGGGAAATGACTTGGCTTCCTAGGAAGAAAGAGTCGTGCGGAACTTCGTATCAGTATGGTGAGCACCTTAAGCTAGTAATAGAAAGGGTGGAAAAAGTTTCCAATGAGCCTGTAAAGTGTATCATGATTGATCATCCGGATCATTTGTATGTTACTGACGGATACGTCCAAACTCATAACACAATCGTCACAGCTATACTGAGTGACATGATAGGCAAGTATGGCGGTTCTCTCGTAATAGTTCCAACTAAAGACCTTGTAGACCAAACATGTGAAGAATACCACAACATGGGTTTGGATTACGGTAAGTTTTACGGGGACGAGAAAAACGTCACAGCGCAACATATAGTTGGCACATGGCAGTCACTTGAACAGGCGCGTCTTAACACTAAAAAGCAGAACGGTAAGGTAACTATCGATCAAGTATTGGACGGCAAAGTCGGCGTTATTGTGGATGAAACACACAAAGCAAAAGGCACTGTATTACTTGATCTACTTTGTAACGAAATGGCGCATATTCCTATTCGCTGGGGTCTAACAGGTACGTTGCCAGAAGACGAGATTGGTCAGTGTTCGCTAGAGTGTGCGGTGGGTCCTACATCTGGTAAAATAGATAACCGTGACCTACAAGAAAAAGGCATCCTTAGTAAGTGTCATATAGATGTGTTGCAGACTGTGGAGTTATACGAAAAGATAGGTGACTATCACACTGAGAATAAGTTCTTAACTAGTGATCGCAAGCGCATAGAGAGTATAGTTGAGAAACTTATCTTGCCTAAGAAGGAAGGCCAAAACGCGCTTATCCTTGTTGATAAAATACCGACTGGTAAATTGCTTGAAGAACTAATCCCGGGCAGTATATTTGTTCACGGCGGAACCCCTAAAGACAAGCGTAAAGAAGCATATGACTTGGCGAAAACCAACGACGACATAACGGTAATTGCTACAACCGGGGTAGCGTCAACTGGTATCTCAATTAACCGTATATTCAAACTGTTTATGTTTGAGCTGGGTAAGTCGTATATCAAAATCATACAGACGATAGGCCGTGGTTTGCGTATAGCCAAAGACAAAGACTTTGTCAACATTTACGACATATGTGCAAACACCAAGTATTCTAAGAAGCACTTGACTGTGAGAAAGAAACACTATCGCACTCATGGCTA